TCCTCCTCCTTTTCCTTCCTCCTCCACCCCTTGCCGTAAGCTAAGCATGATGGAAGAGGCATTTTCTTGCCCTCCTATCCCCGTCTTGCATGGGCTTCGTGCGCGGTCTTGATGCCGTGGCACCTCCTGCATAACGTCTGCCAATTCGCTGAATCCCAGAACTCTCCGCCGTCTGCCACTGCGTGGATGTGGTCGACGAGCGTTCCCAGCTGGTCGCACCTGGTGCAGATGGGGTTGTTGCGCAGGTGCACCTCGCGCGCTCTGCGCCATGGCATCGACCAGTAGCGCGTGTCTTGTTGCACGCCCTCGAAGGGTTGCTTCTCGCGCACCCACGGTGAGCGTCTGCGGCCTTTGGGTATGTACGCCATTACCGAGGCTTGAATGCGTGGTGGCCTGTGAGCTCGTACAGCCGGCCGTTGACCTTGCGCATGGTGTCGTCAAAGCTCTTGTGCTGCGGCTGGTCCACGCACGCGGTCAGCAGCTGCAGCCGCTCACTCCTCAGGCGCTCCACCTCGTCCCTGTCCTCCGGCCGGATGTACCACTCGCTTGCAACTGGCGAGAACTCCTGCACGCGCCTTAAGCACTCGTGCCATTTCCACCAGCTCTGCCACCTTGTACGCTCGAGGGTATCGCGCTCTTTGCATAACCTGATGAGCTCGTCCCGGGTGTTCACTTTCGAGACCGCATCCAAAAAGCCACTGTTCTCCTGCTCGGTAAATGTTGCAGGAAATGCACTGTACGCGGCAGTTGTCCGGATCCCAACGGGTAGCCCAATAGCGGCGAGAGGCGAAATGTCCGCACTGCAGGTTGGTGACGTGGTCCTGCCTGCCGCAGGTAAAGCACCTTGCGATGCCGTGTCTGTCTGCTGCTTCATAGCGCACCACCTTGCTGAACCACAGGTCTACCTTCTTCACCGCCTGGGCGTGTGTGGGCTGCTTGCTCTTGGGCTTGGCCTTGGGCTTGGTATGCAGCTGCCTGCTCGCTTTGCTGTCTTTCGCCATCGGCAGGGAAGATAGCCCGCTTGGGTTTGTACTCGGGCAGGTCGAGCAGGTCGGCGATGGCCGTGAGGCTGCGCAGGGGTGCGCTGTTGGGTGTGGTCTGCGGGTAGACGTCGGGCAGGTAGCGCGCCTGGTGGCGCTGTTGGTAAAGGGCCCGCTCGTTGGCGTACTGGCGCAGGCACTGGCGCAGCTGAGGCGCTTTGAAGCGCTCAAACCACTGTTCCTCTCCGAGGCGCCCGGTCCGGATCATGGCAAAGGCGTGTTGAAACTCGCCGAGGGTCCACCCGTGGAACTCGTGGAGCACGGAGAGCGCGTCGTCGTAGTCGGTGGCGGTCCGCATGGTGACCTTCACCTCGAGCGCTTCGACCAGTTCGCGCAGGGCGCGGATGAGGGCGATGTTGAGGGCGTCGGCGTCTGCGGCGAGTGCGTCGCGCAGGGCGGGCGTGTTGCGTGCTGCCTCGAAGGTCTTAGGGGCGGTACTTGGCCACCAGTTCTGCGAAGTCGTCAGGGCCGATGTCGCGGCCTCGTGGCCGGTCGTTTGGAGCCCGGCGGGTTGCTTTTCCATCATTCAAAAATTCGGATTTTCCATAAATAGTCTTTGAGTTAGTCTTTGTACTAGTCTTTGTATAGGTTGGTGCTCGCCCATGAGCACCCCCCCCCTCACCGGCGAGGATGCGGCGCACGCTGTTGGAGGATAGCCCGACGAGGTCGGCGAGGTGCTGGTTGCTAACCCAGCATGCCTTGCCGTTTGCCTCGAAGCTGTACACCTCCGCCACGATGACGCGCTCCACGATGGAGAGCTCTTTTGCGGACCATAGCCACCCGGGGATGTAGACGCCTTTGTCATCGGCCGTTGTCATTTATGGGTTCTTTTTACAACGGTCACCCGTAGATCTCGCGGTGAAGCAGTTCCTCGTGGTACATGACCTCGCCCAGTATCTGCGTCTCGGTGACGTTGCACTGGGTGACCATGGTGGGCATGTGCTTCAGGAGGCCCTTGGGGTTCTCCCGGATCCACTTGTAGACGGTCTGCTCGGTGACGCCGAACGCCTCCGCCGCGCTTGTGATGCTCCCGTAGTGCTTGCGCAGGAATAGTGCTAAACTGTCCATCAGAAGGGGAAGTCGGTGGTGGTGGATGGGGTGTCGAACGTCGGCGCCTGCGTCTGTGCTGTGGTGCGTCCGTAGACGATGTGCGTCGGCTGTGAGGGCGGCAGCATCGCGTTGGACGCATTTTGAGGCACCGCCTTGCCACTTTCGGAGGCTGACTGGCCCACTACCCTAGCCGCCTTCAATTCGAGGTAATGGCGGCCGTTGTATTCGCGCGAGTTCAAATACACCTCGAAGGTGAGCTCTACATCGGTCCGCAGGGTGAGGGCCGTGGCCACGTCATCGCCTTTGAACTCGATGGGGTACTTGTTGCTGCCTGCCTGCACCACGACGGTGCACACTTGGAATCCGCTGGGGAAGATCTTGGGCTCGAGGATGTCTACCACGGTCCCAGTCAAAGAGAGTTTCATGTTGTTGGGGTTTAGTGTTTGAAGAAAACTCGGCGCATCCATCGCGCCATGTCAGTCTGCGACCAGTAGCCGCGTGAGTCGGGTCGGGATTGTGCCTGGGTGAGGCGCATGAGGTGCCAGGTGTAGCTGTCGTCATCCATCGGGCCCCACAGGATAGCCGTCTCGGTCTCCTGATCATCCCACAGGTCGGAGGCGGCCTGCATGTTGAGCAGCTTGATGCGGCGGGCCTCGATGAAAGCTGCGGCGTCCTGCTCGGCTTGCTCGAAGAGCTCGTCAAGCTCCATCACAGCTCGTCCTCACCCATCACGCCCAGTTCGTACATGCCGACGAGCTTCAGCACCACCCGCGACAGGGCCCGCTTCTCGGCCATAGCCACCGGGTAGGGGTTGCTGTTGTTCTTGGCGCTCACCTCGCCGTAGGAGGTCACCCGCCGCTTGTCCATGAACCCGTCGGCTTGGATGACGTAACGGCCTTCACTGGCGTCGCTCCATGCGTACACCGGCAGGAAGTCGACGGTGATGTCGAGCTTGGCCTGCAGGTAGTCGATGCCGGCCCGCGTGACGATGATGAACCCGCGCCGGTCGGCGTGGAAGTGGTGGCCGCGCATGCCGTAGCGCTCCGCGAGGGCTTTGAACTCTTCAGTCGGCTTGCCCATGGTCGTCAGATTTGGGGATGTCGTCCAAGCCTTTGAACCAGTCGGAGATAGCGTAGTAGACCAGCAAGGCCACCGTCAGGAGGGCGACTGCGCCCACGATGTACACCGCCACTGTGATTGTTAAATCCATCATTGCGGTCAGATTTCGTCCTTTAAAGCGGCATTTTCGTACATGCGCTCCATCACCCGCCGGGCCATGGCCATGCCAAGGACCATCTCGGGGTTCTGCTTTTCCATCCGGATCTCCATGCGGACCAGCTCACGTGTGAGGGCCGCCAGCATCTGTGCGTGTGTCATGTTCATGTGTTTGAACTGCTAAGAATCACTTAGCTGTTGATGAATTTGAGTGCGTTGACCTCTGATACGGAGATAGGCTCAAAAGGTTTCCACCCAAGTATTTCAAAGACGCCTCGCTCGGGGTCGGTGCCCCACCACTGTGCCTTGCCTTCGATGGTGCGGTCCACCATGTAGTTGATGCGGCTTTGGTCCTTGGAGTACTTCCACTTGTAGGCGATGAGGCACCACGTCTCGGTGGTAGGCAGCTCGCTCCAGTGCCGCCACTTGATGTCCTGGGCGGTGTTGTCGGTTGTGTTGATCATGGTTCTTGGGTTCTTCTAAATACCAGGTCAAACCGGCCTTCAAGCCAGCCGTTGTAAAAAGAGGCCCAGTCCAGGCCCTCGTGGTCTATCTCGTTCCAGCGCTCACGCGCTCGTCCGATGAGGTCGGTGCTGTTCATCGCACGATGATGTCTTCTACGCCATGGCCCTCGAGGCAGAGCAGCAGCTCCGTACGGCACCGCTCCACCACGCGGGCCTCGGCCTCGTCCATGTCGCTGTGCTTAAGCTTTTGGCGGGTGGCGTACAGGTGCTCGCGCACCGCGTTCACCAGTCGCGTGGATCGGACCGCAGCATCAAAGCCGTCCTCCTCCTCCGGCAGGTTATACGTCAGTGTAGCTCTCATCTTTAGAGGCGTAGTAGGCGGTGCGGATGCGCTGCCCGATGGAACGTTTGAACTCTTCGAGTAGCCGGTCGAGGTCGCGCTCCCACTGCAGGTCGTCCTGCCATTCATTGAAGTCGCGCGGCGCGCGCTCCGGGTACGAGGTGCTGCGGATGTTAGGCATGTGTGCGGTAGTTGCGAAGTGCTTCATCGATGAAAATGTCCATCTGCGGGAACAGTTCGGTGAGGTAGGTGATGTCTACCGTAGCCTCGGGGGTCTCGAATAAGACCTTGAGGATGTCGGCTTGCCACAACTGGTTGCCGGGCTCGTTGTCTGCGTCCCATCCGCCATCCCACTCGATGACCAGGTACCGGCCTTCGCCGATGTCGATGCTGTGCTCTTTTGCCATGTCTTTTGGTTTGTTTGACGTGCCAAACATACTAAACTTTTCCATAGAACCAAGAGGCAACCTAAAAAAAAAGAGCCCCCGCCGTTGCAGGGGCCCTTCTACAAACTAACCAAATGAAACGGATGCGCTGTTACTCGCTTTTCAAAGATAGGCACAGAGGCGTCACCGCCACCGCGCACAGGACCACGGCAGGCCAAGTAACGCCGTGAGTAAGTATATCATTACAGGCAGTTAGGGCGATGACGCCCCCGACAGTTCGTTTCGCGCTCCACCGCTTCAGGTCGCCCTTGGTCTTGAAGACCTCGGTCAGATCCATAGACGCCAGCGCCCTGGCTATCCACGGCGCGACGTTCACGGCTTGTTCTTGCCCATCACCACCGCGTTCAGAATCCTCTTCAGGATGTCCACCACTGAGTCGTCTTTCGAGGTCTCGGTGAGTGCTGTGACCGTGCCCATTAAGCCGACCACGGCGAGGGCGATTTCGGCCCAGTGCGTAGCTAAGAAGTCCCACATGACAGATGTTTAGGTTATGTTGCCTCCCGGAAAGATAGGCATATCGTGTTGGTCTCGTCCTTCGCCACCCGGCACCGCCGCCACTCCACATCCATCCACCACCCGCCGAGGCGAGGCTGTTGGAATCCCTTCTCCACCTCCCAACCGGCAAAGCGGTCGAGCTTCTTGTAGCTGCCCAGCTTGAGGTGGTGCACCGTGTCGTCGTAGACGTTCAGGTGGCGGTTGATGCGCTCCACGCTCATCGGCACGTGCCACTTCTGATGCGTGTGGCCGCTCACGATGACGTCTGCGTCGGGCCATTCCTTCTGATCCAGGTCGACGTTGAGCACGCCCTTGCTCCTGGGCGCATTGCCTCCGTAGCCATGGTGAAAGTGCAGCATGCGGTCGTAGGTGCTGCCCTTTTCCGGGCCGTTGCGCTTGTAGGTCAGCTGCACCCAGCCGCTGTACGGTCCTGCCACGATGCCGCCGCCCATGGCGCCGACGAGCCGGTCGATGGGTGACGTAGACAGCCGCTTCTCGATGTTGGTCTCGTGGTTGCCTCGGCCCACCATTGCAAGCACCTCGCGGTATGGCCACAAGAAGTCCACCGCGTCGTTGATGACGTCGTCGAGGTAGGTGATGGACTTGTACTCTGGGCGCAGGCCGCTGTAGCTGCGGCGCGGGTCATACATGCCCTGCATCAGGTCGAACCAGTCCCCAAAAATGTAAACGCTCGCCTTGAGAGCGAGCGCCTGGTCGAGGTGAGCCTTGAGCATGTCGCGGTCGCACTTCACCGAGTCGTAGTGAACGTCGGAGAGCAGGAGGGCCACCGGCTGCACCACGTTCGTGGGTATCGTACGCACCTCCCTGAACTGGCGCGGCCCGTGTTGGGTTAGTAGACCCATATCGTGTCCTCGGGCTTGCCGGGGTCGTTGTCGACGTGAATGAAAGTACCGGCGATGCCGATGCGGTTGAATCCTGCAGCCATAAGCGCCGCCACGATAGCGTACCGCTTGGGCCCGTCGGTACAGTGGATGTCGGCTGCGTAGCCTGCCAGGTGCGCTGAGTTCTTGGCGGTCTTGTAGCCCTGCTTGGCCAGCCGTTCGTGGTGCGCCTTGGTGCGGTAGCCGCTGTTGATTTTGAACGGCACCCCGGCAATGCCGCGGGCTTTGTCCAGCATGAACAGGAACTCCTTGTCCATGTTAGCGCCGCTGCCCGGTGCGTCGGGGCTGTCGAACTCCGACAGCTTGAAGTAAGTGAGCTTGTGTGTCATCCAGGTCACCGGTCAAGGCGCGCCACGAGCTGCGCAAGTGTTATCTCTATCTTGTGGATGGACTCCAAGAGATCGGCCTGCACTTTCTTGTGGCCGTCGTTGTCGAGCTCCAGCTGAATCACTCGGGACTTGAGGCGGGCGACGTCGTTGGAGAGCTTCACCCAAACGCCTACCACCCCACCGAGGGTGCCGAGAAGGGTGATGACGAGGGAGATGGGCATCGGGTCCATGGCGCGCAATTTAGCACAGAGCCAGTTGGCCTATCTGCCCTGTCCTTTGTACGGTTTCTTGTACAATTTGGAGCGCTTGCACTTGCTGCTTTTGGTCTTCGCGTGAATGCCCGGGCGGTTCACGTCGCGCTCGATGCGGACCGGGGCCGCTTGTTGTTTAGGCTTGGCCAAGGTTCGGGTCGTTGTTTTGCCACTCGTCGGTCTTGCTGATAGCCGCCGCCTCATCGCGTGTTAAAACTCCGGTCTTGTCCGCTGGTTCCTCTTTGTATTCCAGAATGAACTCCGTGCCCGCAAGGTTCCACAGAACGGTCTGCCGGAATAGCGGCCACTGAACTGTTGGCAGTTCCGAAAGGGTGTACAGGTGGTACCAGTAATTCATAACCCGTAGTTGGATTTAGTGCTGTTGTAATTATTACTCACTTCAGTGTCACTCAAAACTCGGTTGTAGTTCAGAACCTCACCTACCCGAATGTTATTGAATCTAATTAAAGAACCATTTAAATTCAATGCACCGATGGTTGGTACTAAAGAATTGTTCGCGTTTGCCCATGTGCCGCTTGTTAGCGTCTGCGCTGTAGTTACTTGCAATACGCCGTCGTAATATATTCTAAACGTCCCGTTTGTGCTATTGGTGTATGTAAAAGTGTGACATACATTCCGCCATACTCCCGTCGTTATTGTTTGGTTGATTGTTGTTCCTCGCTCCTGTAGAGCAATGACAGCCGACCTCCACCCGTTGCCGTTTGAGTTGCTTGTGTTTCTGTTATCTAACAAATACGGCAAGCCCCCGACCAATTTACCCATTACCACACCATCAAGATACGCAGGAGCCGTTACGTAATACAACCAAATAGACCACGTCCAGCCAACTGTATTTATATCAAATAGAGATGTATTCGTGGCTCCTTCGATGTAATCGTTTACCCCGTCAAGTTCAAAGTACCTGCGGCCTCCCGAAACCGTCCACGTAGCCCCGTAGTTTGTGAGGTTGTACGCGCTGTTGGAAAGGTCGTACCATGTGGTTCCCGTGCCGGGGTAGCTGCGCGTGTTGTAGGCGTCTAGATACAGCTTGAGTCCGTCCGTGATTACCGGGTACGTGCGCCGTGCCGCGCTTACTGCTTTTAGGAACATCATACCAGTGCGCGTTCACCTGTAAGTGTCCATACATTTTCCGCCACCCGTTTCAGCGCAATAACCGAATAGCGTGCGAAGCTCTTGAGCGTCTCGCTGCTGTTGATGGTCACGCCCGAAGCGCCGGCAATCGTGATCTGCCCGGTGTTGTTTTGCTCGAAGTATATCTCGGTGTCCGCAGCCCACGCCACGGAGGATTGAAGGGGAACAGTAATCGTGACGGCTGTGGTGCTGGTGGTTTGGATGTAGTCCCCGGCATCTCCAAGGACGAGCGTGTAGCTCGTGCCGCTCTGTGTGCGTACGGTGCTGTAGGAAGTGCCTCCACCCGATGCCGTCGCCCAGGACAGCGTGCCGCTGCCGTTGGTGGACAGCACCTGGCCGTTGGTGCCGTCGGCCGTCGGTAGGGTGTAGGTCGTGTTGGCTGCAAGTGAAGCAGGCGCCTGCACCGCCACGTAGTTGGTGCCGTTGGCGGTGGCCTCACCCAACCGCAGCACCGCACCCGTAGATGCCGTGCCGTTGGCTACGCTGATGCCGTCCTCGTCAACGCTAAACATGATATTGCCGTCGCCGTCCTTGACGCGGAATGCCTGGCTGCTTTCGTTGTCGTCGTAGTCCAGCACCACGTCGCAGTTGCCGTTGGTGCGTATTTCTAAATCCGACGGGTCGGTAGGCAGGGCATTGTTTGGACCGATGGTGGTGGTGCCTCCACCGGTAAAATGCAGGGCGGTCAAAGTTGCGCTGTTGGCGCTAATCACACCTGACGCTGTTATGTCGCCGCCCGCGACGACGTCGTCACAGGAAACGTTGCCGACGGCAGACAGGGCGCCGGTGACCGTGACGCTTCCGGTGAGGATGTCGGTGCCTAACCCGAAGGTAATTGTATCTGTAGTGGCGTTGGTGGTTATGACCACATTGCTGTTGGCTGCTGCCAGGGTCAGCGTGTCGGTAGTGCTGTCTGCCACTACCGAGCTTTGGCCCGATACCTCAATCGTGCCGAAGGTGTTCGGCGCCGTCACGCTGTTGGTGATGGTGATGTTGTCGTTGACGTCGTCGGTGGTGATGCTGATGCCTGTGCCTGCCACCAACGTCAGCGTGTCGTTGGTGCTGTCTGCCGCTACGGTGTTCTGTCCGCTCACCGCCACGTTCCCAAAGGCGTTGGCACCCGTCGCGCTGTTGGTGATGGTGACGGTGTCCGTGGTGGCGTCGGTGGTAATGGTGATGCCGGTGCCGGCCGCCAAGTTCAGCGTGTCCGTTTTGCCGTCTGCTGCCACGGTGTCTTGGCCGGTCACCGCCACATTGCTAAAGGCGTTTTGGTTCACCTCCGCGCCGGTGGCGATGCCCGACAGCTTCGTGCGTTCAGCGCTGGTCAGGTACAGGTTGGTCGTCCCCTGCGCGAGATCATCCGACGTGGTGGCTCCGGCCGTGTCCGTGTTCTCCGCCAAGGTAATGGCCACCTTCACCCCGGCGCCGCTGCTGTACAGCTTGATGTAGTCGCTGTTCTGCAGGTTGAACGGCTCCACCATGACATCGACATCGTCATCCGGCAGCGACGTGGCAGGCACGGTGATTGGTACTTCAATGCTGGCGCTGTGGTCGTACACCGCCAGGTGGTAGGTCAGCGCTCCGCCGCTCTCATTTGCGATGCGGATGCTTTTGACGTGGGTGGCCACCGCCGTAGCGGTGAAGACGGTGTCCGGTGAGCTTGCGTCGCTCGTGGCCGTGACCAGTTTGTAGTTGATTGCCATTTAGTCCGCAAGATAAAATGCCCAGAACTTGGCTACGTTGATGTCGCTGCCTCCGGTGATGCCGTCTACCGTTGTTTTCAATGCGCTCACATCGACGCCGTCTACGAGACCATTGATGATGATGTCGCCGTCCACGTTGACGTTGCCGACGATGTCCAATACCTCGAGCGGCGTGCGTGTACCAATGCCTACGTATGGCGTCCCTGCAGCTGCCGTAGCGTACAGAGCCAAAACGCTGGCTGCCGTTGGCGTGGCGTCGTCCTGCAGGTTGAGCTCAAATATACCGGGGCTATTTTCCGCTAGAGAGATAGACGAGTTGCCGGTGCCGGAAAGTACGCTCACGCCGCTAGGTTCTAGCTCAATTGTGCCGCCGTCGAGCTTGCCGTTTTCGTAGGTGATAGCGGTCTTGCCGTAGTCCGCTCCCTTGGGTCGGAAGGTTTCGTACAGCAGTTCTACCTTGTTGTTGAGGTCCGAAACGTCTACACCCACCTGGCCTGCGTTGGCCATGGCCTGGGTAAAGTTGTGCAGCAGGCCGGAATCGTGGCTGCCAGGGTAGCCGTCGACGGGCGGGTTAATGTTGCGCCGCCCGCTGTCATCACTTGCTATGTCCGTCAAGTCGCGAGCCAAGAAAAAACTCTCGATTTCTACCTCCCTGCGGTTGGCGTAGAAGGTCAAGTTGAACGGCATGTAGTAGCTGCCGCTGTCGTCTAGGGTATGGTACATTTCTACCAAACCTTTGCAGAAGGTGCCGCGCTGTACGCGTGTATGCACCCGCTGGCCGCCAAGCACCTCGCGCACCCCGAGCAGGTGGATGCCCAAAGGTGTCACCGTATGGTTTAAGGATAGCCACCCGCTTGAAGGTATAAGGCTGCCGCCTGTGTCTATCATCAGCACCCCTTTGCTGTTTTGGCTGACAGCATCACCCACGTATACCTTGGCCTGCTCGTATTCCACGCGGCTCGAGTCGAGGCCGGTGGCTGTGTAGCTGACCTCGTCGCCGTTGGTAGCGTCTTCCTCCACCTGATCCATACGCAGAAGCTGTATGTTGTAGTTGGTGTCGGGGTTGGTGACGGAAGTAATCGCGCCGGTGTTGCTGACGTTGGCAATAGCTACCGACAAGTCGATGCTGTTGCTGTTGGCTGTCAAATCCGGCGTGAGCACATTGATAGGGAGAACTAGGATTTGGTCCCCAGTGAGCCCGCGGTTGAGGTCATATACCGGCGTGATGATTTCGTACGGCCCGGCGGTCAGGCTCCATGTGGTGGTGCCGTAGGTATGCGGCGTGTACGTCAGCACCGTGCCGACCTGGGTGTGGAAGTCGGAGGCTGTACCGGCAAAGGTTGCCGTACGGCGCAGGTAGTAGTTGCCCACCTTTACAGTCAGGCGCAGCCGGAACCTCCGTAGCCGGGTGTTGCCGGTGGTGGTGTTGTCGCCCGGCTGCGTGACGCGCAGGGTGCCGCTAATCCTGAAGACGCTGTTGGCTGCGTAGTCGAAGTCGGCGTCGGTCAATGTGGTGCCGAAGTCGGTCTTGGTATGGAGCGCGTCAAATACCCTCGGTATATTTCCGCTGTAGTTCTGCGTGCGGATAACCTTGTAAAGGGGTGGCAGGTGTGAGTGCTCGTACCCCGACAGCTTGACGACGTCGGTGCCGATTTCCACTACAGAATCCAAAGCCGTAGAGGTGCCGCTCACTGTGCCCGCTTTGGTGACCGTCCAAAAGTTGACGGTGGTGCTGTCCTGGTATGCGCCGATAGGTAAGAACCAGTAGGTGCCGTTGGCTTGGAATATCCTCGCGTTGTATGCCGTGGCAAATGATTCGAGGATCGTGTAGATAGGCAGGAACTGGTTGATGCCGTCCTCGTCGGGGTTGTAGAAGCTGTTGTGGTGAACCTTGGTTTGGTTTAGGTAGTTGCTTGCCGTGACGTGGTCGTCGCTGTAGAAGTCGTCCACGTACTTAAGCATGACCGTGCTCGACGTCCACAGGTGCGACTGGCGCACCCATGACAAGGCGGTAATCAGATGCGAAGGTACCGTGGCGTAGTTGCCGTAGCCTGCGCCGCCGTTGTTGTACAGGATGGACTTCAGGTTGCCCAGGTCATCGACAGCTTTGAGGGTCACCCGGCGCGGCAGGGGCTCATCGAGCAGGACGCACTGGTCGGGCAACAGAACGCCACCCCAGTAGAGCGTGTTCGCCCCGTCGGGATCTTTGAATACGCCCACGGTTACGTCGCCTTCCTCGGCCGTAACCAAAGCGTTCAGGAAGTTGGTGTGGGCGGTGACTTCCTCGTTGAACGGTATCTCAACGGATGAGCCGATAATAGGTTGGTATCGGCTCTGGTTGTCGCCCTCGTAGCGAAGCACGAACCCGTCGCTGCCTACGGTGAATGCGGCTGTCGTTCCGCCGTAGTTGTTTTGGTATATGTTGATGCGCCATGTAGCGCCTTCATAATCCTGAAATTCGCTATATAGGCGCAGGTTGTATGCCATCAGAATCCGCGGATGCGGCCTCGGTCAAGTGAGGCCCGTTCGTTAATGAATAGGATGTCGTTGCCGGAGATGCGGCCGGTCACGACGACGTTGCCGCCTGCCCCGCCTATCATGCTGCGCAGCTTATCCAAAGGTGCCACGACTTCCGGGTTGGTGCGTGCTCCGGAGTACTCACCCATAAGGCCCAAGGTAGGCCCGCTGATGATGCCGCCGTCTGCGAATTGCATGATATTGGCAAAGACCGACTTCATAAGACCCATGCCTGCGGTGATGAGCGCAGGTAAAATGATGGCCGCCGCGGGTCCCGCTGAGACAGCCGTCTGCGCCGAGGCCTGAATCGCGAGTGCTGTTGCTGCATTGAACGCCGCATCTACCGCAGATGATGCCAACTCTTTGAATGCTTCTTTTGCGCCCTCGGTGCCCATGACTATTTGACCCATGACGTTGCCCACTTGGGAACCCCACATGGCAGAAGTCGTAGCCAACTCGGTCATACGTTCACGGATCCGCGCAAGGTTCTCAAAATACTCCTCAGCGCTTTGTGTAGGCGCCTCCCATACCTCCTCTTCAAGTCCCGGAATCTCAAACAGGTCAAGCTCTGCATCCAGGATTGGCATGTTCGCGCCTGCACCTGGCTCAAGGAGCGCCTGCGTCTGTAGTTCGCGCATTTCTTGCGCTACCAAGTCCATTGCGTGCGCCTCCTTCAAGCGTGCAAGCTCCAACTCCTTGAGCTTGTTCAGCTCTTTGTCGCTCACCTCGACGTTGGCTTGGCGGGCCACCGTCTGCTCGTTCATGGTCTTGGTATCCCGGATGCGCTGCTGCTCCTGCTTGCTGGCCTCTTGGTACTGGCGCTGGTAGGCGCGCACCTGATCATCGAGAACTCTGACCAGTTCGGCGGTTTCAGTTATTTGGCTGACAGTGCGGTCGCTAATGTTTGCGCCCTGCGCCTCTTGCACCCGCTTCAGCTCGGCATATTTGCGGCGGGCGTCTGCCAGCTGCACGTTGGTGTCGCGCATGGCAGCCGCAATCGCCTCCATAGCCGCGCGGCCGGTCTTGTCTTTGATGCTGTTGTCGAAGTCCTCCTTTGCCGCGCGCGCCTTGTCTGCCGAGTCCTTGTAAGTCAGCATCGCAGCCGCGAGGATGCCGATGGCGGCAGCCGCTGCGACGTAGGGGTTGGCCATGATAGCCGCGTGCATCCGCATGATGCCTGCTTGCAGCATCGGCAGCACGAGGTTGATTGCCACGAACCCCTTATGCAAAGCGCCGAACGCAATGACAGCCGGGCCGATGGCCGCCGCAATCGCAGCCACCACCACAATCGTGGTCTTCGTGCTGTCGTCCAGCTTCATAAATCCGGCTGCCAGTTCCGTGACCTTGTCGATGGCCGCTGTGACGTACGGCAGGAGCACGTTGCCAAGCGATGCGCCGGCCTGCTTGAGGTTGTCAAGCGCGGTGCTGAACTTGCCCGCAGCCGTCTGGCTCAAACGCTCCATGGCGCCGTATGCGAATCCGCCCTCCTCGGCAAAGCCGCGCAGGGTGGCGTTGAACTGCTCGACGCTTACGGCTCCGGCTCCCAGCTGCGACGGCAGCAGGCCGGTGGCCTCGCTCAGCGCCGTAAAGATGGGGATGCCGCGCTCGGCTAGCTGGTTCAGGTTCTCCAGCTCCACCTTGCCCTTGGCCTGCACCTTGGCGAAGATGGCTGTGATGTCCTCGATGCTTTCGCCGGAGGTGGCTGCGATGTCGCCGAGGAATCCCAGCTGCTCGTTCACCTGGCTGATGTCCGTACCGGCCGCCAACAGCTGGCGAGCGGCTCCGGCAATCTCCTCGATTTGGAACGGGGTGGCTGCGGCGAACTGGTTGAGCTGGTCCACCATGGCGCCCGCCTGCTCAGCTCCGCCGGTCAGCGAGATGAACTGCGTCTCCATGGTCTCGAGGTCGGCGGCGGCTTTGACGGCCGCAGCGCCCAACCCCACAATCGGCAGCGTCACGCCCATGGTCATGGATTTGCCCATGTCCATGATGTTGTCCGACGTCTGCCGGATCTGCCGTTGAATCTTGCCGAGCTCTTTGTTGAACTCGCGGGTGTCCGCACCGACGCGGACTATGAGGTCGCCGAGTTTAGCCATGGGTGCTCTTTGCTATTTGGCGCAAGATAGCCATACCATCCGCAGCCGGTTTGCGCTTTGCCTCCCAGGGGAACTCGGCGATGTCCTCCGGCTTGAGGCGCTTCTTGGTATGTGGGTTGAGCAGCAGGCAGGCCAGCCACCGGGTGCGCTCCCACTCGCGCTGATCGCGCTCCTTTTCGAGCTCAAAGAAACCGGTGGCTGCGTTGTTGAACTCGGCAAAGGTGAGGCTATAAAGCACCGACGGGGTCAGGCCCAGCTGGCCCAACCCCGTCGCTTCAATGTCGTCCCAGTTCAGGGCTTTGCCTTTGCCGCGCTTTTTTTTTGGTCGCCTCCGAGCAGGACCGCTACGGCCTGCGTGAGGGTCTCAAGGTCGGCGATGGTGCAGAGCTCGAGGAAGTCGTCCACCGTCAGGTCCCACGTGTGGCCGTTCGCCTTGGCTCCTGCCTCGGCAAAGTAGTAGGCCAACTCCGGAATGCGGGTGACGTCTGTCTGGTCGATGTTCGCCACCTTCTGCCCGCTGTTCTGTTCGAACTTGCGCCACGCCCCCAGGGATGCGCGCAGGGTGAAGGTGCGGCCGCTTAGTTCAATCAGCATCAGGCGATGACTTCACGTACGACAGCGCCGGTGAGGTCCATGGTCAGTGACCAGGTCACGTTGTCCTCAAATCCAGCCGTTTGCTCGATGCTTGTGATGTAGCCTGCGACGTCGAACTCCTCGTCGCCTGTGTTCGGGGTAGAGCCCGTGCCGACGTTCGAGAATACCGCGAAGACCTTGGTGCCTGCGATTTGGTAATCGACCAAAGCGTTAAAGCTGTTGGTAGCGTCCTCAGCGAAGATGCCGCTGACGTTGATGCTCGCCGACTTCAGCGCCGGCAGAATTTCGCGCCAGCCTGCGGAGGTCTTGGTGGTAATGTCGCGCACGTCGGTGCTCAAGGAGATGCTGCACTCGGTCACTGCGCCGACCACGGTGTGCGTGCCGTCGGTGGTGCCGGTGAAGAATCGGATGTTGGAGGCGTTAATGACGCCAGTTGTCTGTGCCATAATTACAGAGTGTTTTCGGGTTGTGGTTCGGGTGCGGGTTGATCTGTGAGCTCAGGCTGCGCGGCCGGTGCCTTCTTTGCCTTGGCTGCTTTCTTGTAGAACTCGTCCTCCGGGTGCGGGTCGCAGTACTCGCCCTTCACCAGGATGCGGTAGAACTTCATGGAGACCTCGACGGTCTTGCCCTCTTCCCAGTTGTAGCCGTAGAGGTTGAGCGGCTTTTTGAGTGTCACAATCATGGCCCGAATGTACGGAGTTTGCCTTACTTGGATTTCCGCTGCGTGATGTACCACTGTCCGCCGATGCAGTGCACGGTGATGCCGTCGTAGGAGCGGTCGAGAGTTGCACTCGTAGATCCGTCGATTGATACCGATGTATCAGATAAGGCCCTCGACAGTAACAAGGCCCGCTGGTTCGACAGGTTGCTTCCGGTCTTCACTCGGATTTCTCGGCCTTCGTTGCCGCTTACAACTGGCAGGTAAAGCACAGCCAAACCAGTGCCCGATGCCGTTGCATAATTTGCGAAGATGAGGTGGTCGTCGGAGTTGACGTCGAACGTGGCGCCGACGGTTAGCGTCAGGGTGCGCGGCTCGTCGTACACCGCACCGCGGATGTACAGGTCGGGGCGGATGGCAGACGTAGCGGGCAGCACCTGGTTGCCGCGGTCCACGCGCACCTCGTAGTCGCTCATCACCCGGTACAGGCGCTGCGGCTCCTCGAAGTCCATGACCTCGGTGATGTACTGAATCGACTGCACGTTGACGCCGGAGTAGGTGCCGCTCCGCCGGTCGAGGCAGGTGCGTACCGCGTCGCTCAGCTCGATGGCTCCGGCGTAGGTAGGCGCGTAGCAGTTCACCTCGACGCTCGCCGTGTCTAATGCAGAGGGCCCGCCTTGCACGTCGGTCGGGTCGTTGCTGCGGATGTTGTAGACGACGTAGGGTTTGGTCTGCTCCTGGTCGGCAATCTCCGGGAAAACGCGGGTGCTCACGATAGCGCTGATGGGCGCGTCGTTGGTGAGCAGGTAGTAGAGGGCTTTGCCGGCAATCATCGCATGTACTTTTCAAATTCCTGTTTGAGCTCCTGCTGCAGCTTCACGCGCATTTGCGCCTGCGTCGCTTCCATCGCACGACGGATGACCTTGTAGTTCGGGTGGCTGGCCGACTTGCCGCCGAACTGCTCCGGAAAATCGCCTTCCTCTACGATGTGGGCAAACCAGCCGTCAGCCGTCGCGGGCACCTTGCGCTTCATCGGGTGGTTGGCGCGCGGTCCTGCCAGCACCGTCGGGAACTTGTTGTCGGGTGACCAGGTGCCCATAGAGTCGCGCAGCTGGCCGCGGTAAACAAGCAGGGCGTCCTTGCTTGGCCGCACCACGATGTCTCGCTTGTACGGCTTAATCATGCCCTTGGCTTTGCGCACGAATATCTGCGCCACCTTGCGGTACCGTCGGCGTACGTCTTTCTCGTTGATAGCGCCGAACTGGGCCGCGCGCTCCAACTTCTTAAAAACGTTTTGCTCGAGCTGCCAGTAGATCATTCCCGTATGGTGCAAGTGAGGCGCAGGCCCTCGTTTCTTCCTATCTCCTGAATAGCCTCGATGTTGTACGCCTTGCTGTTGTACGTCACCCGGTCCTTCGGCGTCACGCCCGCCACCGTCGTGGAGTAGCGGATGATGAAGTGCACCGGCTGCTTGCTCATCAATTGCAAACTCTGCAACTGTTCGCTGCCGGAGCCTTCGCGGAAGATGACGTCGGCCCAGACCACCGCCAGCGTCGTCCACGCCGAAGTCCGCTCGCCGTACGCGTTCGTCGTCAGGGTAGCCCGCTCGATGACGATGCGGGAGTCCATACGGCCAAACTTCATTGCAGCACCCGGTAGGGGCTGACCAGGGCGTCGATGCCCAGTTTCAGCCGCGTGGTAATCGTGCCGGTCACTTCCTCCACCCGGTTCTCGTACAGGTGGCCCACGATGAGGCGCACCGCCTGAAGAAGCGGCGTGGGGATGTCAGCCTCTGCGTAGCCGACAGTCATGTTTACGCGCACCCGGTTCAGGGCGTCCGTGTACAGGTCGGGCGGGCTCACCCACTGCAGCCTAGCAGGTTTGGTCTGCAGGTCATAGTAGTATTTGCTCGCGTCGAGGGTCAGGAGCGTGTTGGCCGTCGACAGGTACTGCACGCTGCTGATAGCCGCCACCGGCCCGATGGGGATGCGGGTGGGGTAGAAGCTGTCCATGTAGCCTACCGCGGTCACGTCGCCCAGGCGCGTGTCCGTCATCCCCTCCACGTAGGTGATGGCCACCTGCCGCAAGGCGGTGATGTACGTGTCCTCGTCCGCGTGATCTACGCGCAAGAACTCCTTAAGCGCCGCCACCGTCACGATGTCGTTGAGCACTGGCGCGCTGGTGATGGTCACTGTCATCATGGCCCGAAAATACAAAAGCCCGGGGGAGTGCCCCGGGCCTTTGCTATGTGCTCAGCTCTGCTTAAGAAGCGGTGATGTCGTTGCACTTCGCGAGCGCGTTCGGCTGGCGGGTGTCGAAGTCGAAGAAGCGGTTGACGTGCAGAACGATCTGCGCGTTGCCTGCTGCGCTGTACGGGTCGACGAGCAGGTCGATACCTCCGAAGTAGGCAAGGATAGCGCCCTGCTGGAAGTTACCGAACAGCATCTGACCGACAGATCCGGCCGTAGCGTCAACCAAGTATGGCGTGGGGATGGCGCGGTAGCCGTTGAAGGTGCCCGAAGCGAGGTCGAACAAGGCAGAAACCGATGATACCTGCGCTTGATTCTTAGCCAACTGGTAGGCATACGGGCTCATAACGTAGAAGGCGTTGCTCAGGTCGGCGCCGTCTGCAAGGACCGCTGCCTCCATCGCTACCGCGAGGGCTGCGTTCATTACCGTGTTGGTTGCACCAGCCGTAGTGAGGTCGTTCATCGTGGCACCGTCGAGCGTGTCGAACGCCTTGGTGTCGATGAAAGCGTTCATGGCGTTTTGCAATTCCTGCGCGATAAGCAGGTCGACTGCGTTGCCGCCCTGGAGCAGGAGCTGCTTCGAGTAGGTGGTCTTTGCAGATACGCGCTGCGGAGCGAGCGTGACCTCGTCAAGCTCAAGGCCGGATGCTGCGTTAGCGTCGACTTCGCCTTCTGCCGTGCCAACTGCTGCAACCGATACGCGCGGGAACTTCAAGTTGCCCGTTGCGCCTTGGATGACAGTCGTGCCCAGACGCTCGATGACCGACGGAGCGCGCAGAGCTTCGATAGCTGCGCCAACGCCGACCGATACGAATGCTGCACCGTCCGTGGTAGCGCCGTATGCGCCTGAGGTGAAGTTGTCAGCAGATGCACGGTACAGAGCTTTGGTCGGGATAGCCACCTGGCCAACTGCCTGCAAGCCTTGGGCCCGCATCTCGCGCTGTGCCTCCTGTGCCCACTCCGCCTCGGCGCCCTCCAAAGAGCGGCCGTTAGCTGCCTGCATGATAGCACGGCTCAAGCTGAAGTGACCGTTGACGCGCTCGACTTCGCGCTGCTCGCCGCGGCTCACAGCTTCGCCGCCTACCATCCGTGCAACCATCGCCTCGTGATCGGCGCGGTGCTTGATCTTCTTGTCCAAAGCCTCGACTTCACCGACGAGCCACGCGGCGCGCTGCTCTTCTGCTTCAGTCATCAAACGACCGTCGCGGTCGGTTCCTTCGACGAGGGCGACGTGCTCCTCGTAGTGCTTGGCGCGGAGCGCCTTCAACTCGTTCAAGTTCATGGTGTGGGTGGGTTTATTGGGTGCGAATTTATGCACTGGTAAATTAGGGGTCTTGCGTACTTCGGTCTCAGCTGCCTCAACTGTCTCAGCTGCCGCGACTGCCTCGATAGGAGCGTCGATAGCTTCGAGGATTTCTTCCACCACCTCGTCCTCCGGGCCGGCCGCCTTGGCGCGGGCCGCCACCGTCGTCGTGGGGTAAGCAGGGTAGGTCACGGGGCTGACGTCAAGCAGGGCGCCCATCTTGGTGATGGTCCGCAGGTTGGCCTTGCGGTCCCAGTCCTCGTCGGCAATCGTGAATGCGAACGAGCTCTGCGAGATGTCGCCGCGCTTGATGAGCTTGTACAGGTCGCGCCCTTCGGTGGTGTCGGCCAGGCGCGCCGTGTAGCGCAAGCCGGTGTCGTCCACCTCCAGATCCAGGGTGCCGTTCGTGGTCCGAGCCAGCGGCACGCCCGTGTGGTTGATGAGCAGCCGCACGTCGTCCTGCATCACCCCGTCGAAGGCTCCGCGGGCGATGCGCTCCTTGAAGTAGCCGATGTCGGTGATGTCGTCAAAGACGGCCGCATAGCCGCTGACGGTGAGGGTGTCGTCGGAGGCGGCACGCACCTCGCTGACGCGCAGCTCCACCGCCTCGCCGTACTGCGAGCGCACCTGCTCGGGCGCCTCAGGCGTTGTCGTTGTCTGTGTCATTGTTTCCGGTATGTTCTTGAGTTTCCATGCCGCTCGACTCGGTGCTCTCATGCGCCAGCTTCTCGCTGTACTGGCCGAAGTACTCGAGGGCGATTTGGTTCACCTGCACCGTGTGCACGTCGCCGCCGTTTACCGGGTTCAGGTCCTCCTTCATGCGCACCTCGTTAATCGACAGCACGCCGGCCTGCAGCATTTGGGTGTAGAAGTTCGAGCGGGCCGCCATGTCGCCGCGGTACAGGTCGGTCATATCGTGGCGGCTGTAGATCTGCGGGCGTTGGAAGGATTGGATGAGCTTACGGTCCACCTCCTGCTGCAGCCGAATCGCCCAAGGCGTGATGGTGTGGCGGGCAAATTGGATGCTTTGCTGCTCGACGTTGTTGAAGGTCGACTGGCCGGGCACCTGCACGAGGTCGGGCGGCACGCTGAAGATTCGGCAAATCTCCTCCGCTTGGAACTTGCGCGTCTCGATAAACTGCGCTTCGTCGGGCGGAATGGTCAGCGCCTGATACTTCATCCCGTAGCTCAGGAGCTTGACGCCTGCGTCGCTGCTCTCCTTCCACGACTTGGCCAGCTGCGCCAGCTGCTCCGCCTTCATCGGCTGCTCGGGGGCGAGGATGCCCGACGGCCGCGCGCCGTTGGCGAAGTACTCCGCGCCGTAGTCCTGCACCGCTTTGGCCAGCCCGAGGTTCTCGCGGTGGGTGCGCAGCGGGCTCATGCGGCCGTGGTTGGCAAGCTCCAGCATGTTCTCCGGGCGAACGATGCCGAGGTCCTTCACTACGTACACCTTCTCGCCTGCGATAATTTTTGGCTCGACGTCGTAGTAGTGGAGGATGTCTAGCTGCACCGCGTCGCCACGGTTGTCGCGGGTGATCATGGCGTAGCCTACGCCGTACATGAGCGCCTGGGTGTACAGGGCCTCAAAAAACTCGTAGGCGGTTTGGTAGCCGTTGGGCTCATACCGCACGAGGTCAAATGCCGGGTGGCTCTCCGCCAGTGTCACCTCGCGCCCGCTGCGTTGGTAGATGTTGAGGGCGAGTGACGCACAGGTGGACGAAATCCGGTAGATGCACGCGTAGACGGTAGAGAGCGCAAGGGCGCCCTGCTCGGTGACGGTCACGCCGGCCGCGGTGTTGCCGTATATGCCCAGCTCGCGCGCAAGTGTGGCGCTGTCGAACTTGCCCACGCGGGCCCGCTTTTGGATGCCGAGGCGCTCGAGGATAGTAGCCATGTGCGCCAAAAGTACTCAAAGCGAAATAACGCCCCAGAACTCCTCGCCGCTCCCGCTCGTGCGGTAGTGGCTGTACTCGTTCATGGCTATGATGCTGGCTATGATGCCGTCTACTTTCTTGGTCTCGCTGCGCTCCTTGGTCACGCGCTTGTTCTCGTTCACGTCGGTGTACACCACCGCGCAGCCCATCTGCCACCGCAGCACCTCGTTGCCGCCGTGGACGATGTTACCCTGCATCACCTGCATCTCAAACTCCTTGGTCGGGCCGTTCATAGTGGTAATGTTCTGCGCCATCGGCCGCATGTCCACGTCCTCGCTGATGAGCTCGCTGACGATGTAGGTCGAGAAGCGTGGGTCGTAGCCGATGGAGCGCAGGTCGTACTTGCCGGCCGCCTCGAGGATGTGCTCCTTTACGATGCGGAAGTCGGTGACGTTGCCAGGTGTGACAGTGATATGGCCCTCCTTGGCGTAGCGCATGTAGTCGATGCCCGCGCTCAGCTTCTTGCTTTCGGCTTTCTCCTGGTTGACAAACTGGTGGACCTTCAGGTAGAAGCAGTCGGCCTCGTCGTCGCGGAATAGCAGGGCGAAGGCGGTGAGGTCGGTGGTGGAGGCCAAGTCGAGGCCGCCCCAGCAGGGCAGGCCGCGCAGCACCTCGTCGGGCGGCAGCGGGTCGGCGCCGCGCATGAAGATGTCGTCGGGGATCCACGCGGTCTCCGCCGTCGTCCATACGTTCAGGTTCAGCCGGAGGAACGTGTTGAGGTAGCTGGGTACGTTCTTGGCTTTCTGTACTTCCTGCTCGAAGTACTCCTTCCGGCAGATGCTGCCGTAGCCGGGGTTGGCTTTCTGCCAGGTCTCCTCCTGCGTCCAGTCGTCGTCGGGGTCGGCACCGTAAAGCACCGGCAGGAACGTCTCATCCACCAGCGTACCGGCCTTCACCTGCCGGGCGTACTCGTGAACTTCCCAGCAGATGCTGTTGCGGTCGTGGCCCGCGGTGGTGAGGGCGATGATGAGCGGCTGCGTGCGCGCTCCGGTTGACGTGACCAGTACGTCCCACAGGTCGCGGTTGGGTTGGGTGTGGAGCTCGTCGAAGATGACCGCATGGCAGTTGAACCCGTGCTTGGTAGAGGCCTCGGCGCTGATGGACTTGTAGAAACTTGACTTGTACTCCACCGAGTTGCGCAGCACCTTGCACCGCTTGCGCAGTTCCGGGTTGTTGTGGATCATCTCTTGCGCCACGCTGAAGACGATGTTGGCCTGCTGCCTATCTCCAGCTGCGCTGATGACTTCGGCACCTGGCTCACCGTCGCTGAAGAGCATGTACAGTGCTATTGCCGCCGACAGGTTCGACTTGCCGTTCTTCCGCGGTATCTCGACGTAGCAGGTGCGGTACTTGCGGCGGCCGTCGGTACGCTTCCACCCAAAGAGCGGGCGGATGATATCGTCCTTTTGCCAGGGCTCTAGCAGGAACGGCTTGCCGCCCAGCTCGCCCTTGACGTGGGTGCAGAAGCGCTCGATGAAGTTGACCGCGCGGTCTGCAGCGGCTGCGTCGTAGTGGTATTCGCTCACCCGAAATAGGTCTCAACGTCGGTCGGCTCCTCCGCCACCCCCTGCATCTTGTTCTCGATGCGGGCGATGAGGGCCTGCTTGCGCATCCGCGCCTCTTTCAGCTGCTGCCACTCCGGGCGGGCCCGGCTGTAGGTGTCGCCCGACTTGCCCACCACCTGGTAGGTCGTGCCTTGTAAGTCAACAAACTCCTGCAGCTGCTGCTCCTCCACCTCCACGCACGCCAAGGTCCAGATCATCGACTGCATCCCGGGCGTCAGGTCCATAAATGAGGCGTACTCGGCCAGCCGCTGGGCGTACTTCTGCTCCTGTGCTTGTGTCATATCGCGAAGGTCGGCATTTACCCTAAATGTTCGGAGTTTGCACAATGTGAACTGGTC